ATCTCCCACTGCAACACCTGCTGCTGGAATAACACCACTTCCTACTAGAGTTCCCCCAGATCCCGGTGCTGTAATTGTAATTTTTTCATCCTGTGTTGGTGTAGCGGAATTAATAATAGCAAAATCGAAAGTATCACCAGCAGCATAGCCTGGGATGCCCGCTACGAGCAATGCTGGTGTTGGAAGAGTCCATGCAGAATTTCCTGCAGGATCTTCTTCCAGGGCACCTGTTAAGAGCTGTGCAATTGTAAGTGTTTTACCTCCCGTACCAAGTGTAGATATATGCACTGGGTAGGAAAGAGTGAGGCTTGGTGCTGTTCCAGCAGCGCTTCCTGCTCTGAAACGAGCAGTTTCTCCATTTACCTCGAAGCCCCCACCGGACGACTGGACTAGACCTTTTCCGCTTGTATATGCAATTTTAGGCATGATCTGTCTCCTTTACGCTAGTCTATAACAAGTATACGCTGTCGATGAATCGACTCTAATTCTAAAAAATCCACTACCGCTTCCATCTCCTACTGCTACGCCTGATGTCAGAACGCCACCGTATCCTACTAGAGTCCCTCCGGAGCCGGCTGTGAGCGTGATAATTTCATCGGCTGTCGCGGTACCTGTGTTAATAACACTGAATTCGATACAGTCGCCAACAGCATAACCCGGAAGACCTGCTAAGAGTAGTGTTGCTGTTGGAAGGACCCATGCTCTATCAGCTGTGGGATCACAGTGTAGAATTCCATGCTTAAGTTCTGCAATAGTTAATGTGTGACCAGTGGCTGCCATTGTTTTGGCTGCTATATAGGCAACAGTACAGCTAGGCGCACTGGACGAGGATGACCCTGCTCGTAGACGAACCGGTTCGTCATTTACTATGAAGCCACTTCCGACTGACTGGACGAGGCCTTTCTTATTTGTATACTCTACTTTTGGCATAATCTTTCTCCTTTTTAGATAGGTTAGTGCTCCCGATGCTTCCGATTCCCTGCGGGTGTCAGGTGATTATAATAAACCGAACCTACCCTTAAGTATACTAACAATAGAAAAGAGATAAAAAAAGAGGGCTCTCATAGAAAGACCCTCTTCTTGACAGCAAGCAAAGCTTCTTGTCTACTCCGGACTAATCAACTAGGTTCGAAATTTTTCTCCCAAGATCTCGAAGACTTTGCCGGTGCTCTCTTCGATGCAGTCCTGATAGTCCTGATCCCTTCTTGAGATCTCCTTCGAGAGCTTTGACCAGTGCATTAATTTTTGCTTCTGCTGCGATCAGTCTTTCCAAGACGCTAGCAGTCTCTGTCGGCTTACTAGCAACTTTGGGTGCTGCCGGGTGCTTTACAACTGTCTTCTTGACGGGTGGCGTCTTGGACACTACTTTCTTGGGAGCCTCAGCCTTCTTCTCGACTGTAGCTACGGTTTTTTCGGTTTTTTTATTTATATCAAAAAGTGCCATTTACAAATCTCCTTGCGAAATGTATGTATCAATAACTATCTCTAACTTGCTAAGTATTACTTTTTCGGCTTAAAAAAAAGGGGCTCGGCTAAAAGCCGAGCCCCAGTGAACTAAATCAACTAACAAATTAGATGATGTTCATATCCATGCACGTTACAGTACCATAGAAGTCGGAACGAACCATCTTCTTACCATAGCGAGTCATGACACCCTTTCTCGGGGTGAAGTCCTCAGGAGCGAAGATTGTTGGCGTAACGATCAATGGAACATACGGAGCGTAGACATAGCCAGTCTCAAGATAGCTTCCGCCCTTGTAGCCGACAAGTACCTTATTCCGTGGGAAGTAAGGATCCTTGTAAACTGTAAAGCGGTTGCTGAGAGTACCTGCCTTGTCTGCACCGATAACCATACCAGAGACCTGTCCGTCAGCGTCCAATGAGAACGAAGGCTTGAAGAAGACAGAAGCCTCGAGAATGGTTGCAACGTCCGGTCCGACAACAATAAAGTTAGCCGAGCCACGGAGAGTCTTACGATGGATCTCGTTAGCAACATCAATGATTGTCTCTGTAAGAGTCTCGTACCACTCACGAACTGTGCCAGTAAAGTTCGGTCCAGGCTTGAGAGAATCTCCACGAGAAACCTCAACTCCATTCGTCTTGTTAACGAATTTACCTGGTGAACGTGACCAGTAGTAGTTAGCAGCACCAGCTTGGGTGAGAAGATCGTTAAGAATCTCCCTATCAAGCTCCATTGCAATTTGCTCTGAGAGGATCTGAGTCAACTCAACCTCAGCATCAAGGCTGTGATATGCGTTGAGATCCTGTGCCAACTCTGGTGACCACCGAGCACGCAACTTACGAGTCTCAGCAACAACAGCGACGCTTTCAACCTTGATGTCGATCTCTGGGATCTCAGGTGAAGGAGTCGAGCCGAAGTCAGATTCGAAGGCTGGAATAACGAGAGTGTCGCCATTGCCCGTGCTAAGCTGTGAAGAGATTGGGAACGTCAACGAAACTGTTGCCAGCTCTGCTGTTGCAGCACCACTACCCGAAACGATCAGAAGCATTGCGCCGTTTGTCGTGTCATTATCAGCAAACGGATCAGCAATAAAGCCATTAACAGCTGTGTAAGTACCGATCTGGTTGAGTCGACGAACGTTACCAGTGCTTCCGCCCTGGAGCTTCTTGCCAGCCTCATCATTAACGACTGAGCTAACGTACCCAGCAGTACCAACTGAGAACTCCTTGATCATCGTGAGATCAGCTTGGCTGAGATCGGAGTCCTCGAGATCAAGAAGAACTGCAGAGTAAGCAGATGTACCTTGAGCTGCGCCTGGACCCTGATCATTATCCTCGATTGCGGTTGAGAGCTGAGGATCGAACTGGACCAACTTACCGTCGGAACCTGTTGCCATGAGGCAAAGACCGGCTGTAAGAGATGAGTTCGGTCCGAAAGCACCAGATGCCGAGACCGTGATCGTCTTGGTTTGGTAAACTCTGGAATAGCCCGAGCCAGCAAGGTCATATTGACCGCCAACGCCGAGTGAACCAGAACGAACACCCTTACCAGCAGGATCGTTGTAAATCGATGATCCCGAAGAATAAGGAGCAGCTGTACTATCTGTTGCAGAACCAGCCAATACGCCTCCGTATGTGTAATCCAGATAGAAGAGCAGTCCGGAAGGAAGGCTCATCGGCTGGATCGATACCAAGTCGTTTGCGATAAGTCCGCCGAAAACTCGGCGAACGATTGGGAAGGCAATGTTCGTGAAACCACGAAGATCGCCAGAAGCTGCGAGATTGCCGCCACCAGTTGAAGCCGAAGAGGCCTCTCTAAGTACCTGGCTTGCTTGATTCTCGAGCATGCGGGCCATATTCTCCCGCTTTGTACCATTAAGGCCACGAAGTAAACCGGTTCGGTTCCACTTCTCGACCAACTGCATATTCTGAGAGCCCAAGTGACGTGCTCGGATTCCCTCAGTCAGCATTTCTAAGTTAAAACTAGACATTTGTGTTTCTCCTATTAAAATTTTGTCTAACGAATAATTGGATCAGCATTACTTGCCGATTCCAGCCAAGACTGCCCATCTATCCGTCTCAACTCCACTGTTGGTCGAGGAACCCGACCGGGTTGATCTGGAGGATGATCCGAGAGTCCTTCTTACCGACTCGCTCAATGTTTTGCCACTACGGCCTCTCTTTGCGAGTGAATCGGAGAGTGACTTATAAAGCAGTTTTGCTTCGCGGAGCGTCTTGGCATTATCAAGAGCCTCAACAATTGCCCGCTGCTGCTTATTAGTCAGGTTTTTATTTTGCAGAAGCTTATTTGCGTAAAGAAGCTTTGCGTTGAAAAGGTTCATTTCCACAAGTTGCTTTTTCAAGCCCTTTGCAGCCTTTTTGTACTCAGAAGCCTCTCTAAGAGCCTTGCGGAGTGAACTAGTTCTGCGTGAAGATCGTGAAGATCGGCGTCTTCTGGATTCAGCGAGCTCCTCTGGGTCCACCTCTTCCCCTGCTGTGACCGTTCCGAGCTCATCTGCAAGGGCATTGATCAGATCTTCCTCATCAACGTCTAGGTACACATCACCAATCTCTTTTGCGGGAGATGGATCAGAATAGGTGTCGATAGCCTCTTCCTGCTCACGAAGTCTTCGGCGGCGCATACGACGAAGCTCTTTGCGAAGCGCTGCTTCATTAACCTCATACATCTGTTCCTCCAGGTGGCCGCCTTCTTCAAGGTCGAGCTCTTCTCCCTCATCTTCCTCTTCATATTCCTCTTCATCTTCGACATCCCCTTCTTCGGCAATTTCGAGATCAAGACCGAGAGCATCTCCGAGATCCTCTAGGGCGGTAGAGGCAGCTTCAACGTCGACATCAGCTTCATCAGCATCTGTCTCTTCAACTTCAACCTCTTCAGTCTCAGCCTCGTCTTGCTCCATCATTCCTTCCAGTTTCGTCTTGTCCTCTTCAGCCTCGAAGAGAAAGTCGAAGATATTCTTTCTATACATGCTTGACATTTCTCTCATCCCCTTTATGGTAGAATTCAGCTTTGATTTGAGGCGCTGAGAGCCTCTTCCACTATGCCTTAGATCACTTTGCAAAGAGACCGTCTCTTTGACCAGCGAAATAAAGCTAAGTTCTAGTCTTTCTTGCTGCTTCTTAGAAAGATTGCTCTCAGATATAACACTGAGAACTTCTTTCAACTTTCTAGCTCTTTTATCAAGAGTTTCAATTCTTTCAGCAAGATTGTTATCTGGTAAAAAGTCTTTTCGAATTATTTTTGCAAAAGCTTCAGCGAGTGAAGTATCTGTCATAAGATCGACTAAATCATCATCGACTTCATCACTGTCATCTTCTTGTTCAACTTCGATATTAACGTCACCAGCAGCAAAGACAGAAACGGCAGCGTCTGCGGCTGCATCCATTACGTCTTCACCAATATCTGTGTCGGGGAGCTTATCGACAATAAAATCTAAATTCATTTCGTCGTCTTCCTCATCTTCTTCAATACTAAAAGAGAGTTCCCCATCAGGTTCTTGCATTTCTTCTTGCTCAAAAAGAATTCTGCTGTTGATCATTTGACGAATCTGGGGAGTAATTGTCTCCATGATTCGATCTTTTGCAGCTTGTTCTGCTGCATCTCTGATCTTTTTTGCATCAAGTAATGCTTCTTCATATATTCTTGACATGATCACCTCTTGCCACTAACTATCTACCAGAAATCTAAAGTGTCTACTCTAAATAGCCTTTCTTTGCTAGATCCGACAGAGAGTAAATATCACCCTCTTCATCAAGTTCATCCCCTTCAATTTCGGCGCTTACTTTTGAGGGTGGTGGAGACTTAGCCCAACCCCTTAATGTACCTGTTCTTCTATAGTTGGTCCCACCGCCTCCCTGATACGAAGAAGCAGCACCGGAGCCTGATATTGACGGTCCTTTTCTAGACGTCAACTGGGGTACAGAAGCCATAGAATCGCCGAATGCAAAAATTTCTTTTAATACATTTTCAGCTCTCCAGAAACAGTCCGAAAGCTTTGTATTTCCAGAAACAAAATAAAACGGATCAGTTGAATTGCCGGCCATGTGATCAACTGTTGAGTAGTCTAGTGACTTCTTCCCTACTGACTTTATTGTTTCGTCATCGACAGCTACCTCGGCGCCGTCCATTGGGTCCGCATCTAGATATGGATAGCTTGAATTTGCAGTCCGTGGAAGGTGAAACCTGGGCTTGATTGCGCCGTAGCCCAAACCTGTCTTAGCGTCTTGTGAGGCTTCCGCGATGTAATTAGCCGATGGGTTTGGAAAACCTATTACTCTAAGCGAACCGGTCATGAATTCTCTTTAACCTTCTACTGAGGTGGTGGCTGTAATCGGTCTACGATCTGTTTGGCCTGATCTTTTAGCTTTGCTCTTGAGACTATATTGTCGCCTGAGAAAGCAGCACCATTGGGTGAAAGCTTATCAATAAAGGATTCCGGGGCATCAGGCTTGGTAGTAGCATCGACGCTTCCCTCGCCGGGCGAAGCCGGGTTTGGAACGAATCCACTTGCAGGCGCCTGATCAGCTGTCAGAGCCTGTTTTTCAAGATCGGGAGGTGATGGATTTCCTTCAATCGAATTGTTACCAAAATCTAGATCATATTTTCCAAGACCATAAGCAGCATCATCAATAGTGCCTTTGACGACATTAGAAATAAACCAAGCCTTTAGCTTTGCAGGATCAGAATAATCTAGCGAACCTGCTTCTCCTTCGGCCTCAATTTTCGCCTCAGAATAGCCCACAAGAGGAGATCCGGGAAAAATGGCTTGCAACGAAGAGGGATTTCTTGATCCTGGAGACCCGGCCACGCCTTTTCCACCGACACCATTTGTGTCGGGATTAATCGTGTTTGTGGAGTATGTTGTCTTTGCTTCTTGTGCCATTTTTCTCTCCTATTATACCTTTGAAGCTATTCTGTTTGCCAATATCTTCTTTGCTTCTCTAATTTTCTTGATCTGCTTGATCAATCTTCTTTCGTGAATCTTTAGAGCTTTAATATGATCGATTTCTTTTTCAAGAGAGCCTGCATACTCACTAGCATCAACCTCTTCTACGTCGATTTTTTCAACGGGGGTCAAATCTCCGCCGACCACTACCTCTGACTGTAGCTTTCGTGCTTCTTCCTTCACAATCCTTCTTAGAAAGCTGGGTGTTATTCTTCTAACTCTTTTTGACATGTCGAACTCCATTGTCTGTATAGGGAATCATGTAATCTAATCTAAATATGCTTAAAGTGTTTTTCTCTCTGTTCTTTCTATGAGCTCGCCCCAATTTTTGGTCGACTCTCCAAAAAGTGACTCAATATCTAGCCCAGCAGAGCCGCGGCCCATCGTAGGGACCGAGGCTGCAGAGCTCACATTTCCCATTGTAGGAATACCTGACTCATGCTGAATTTGTTCTTGCATCGTGGTTTTTGCGGTATCTTCGAGTATACTCTGTAAGATAGGATCAGACGTGGCAGCAGATGCTATTTGTGATACTCTATTACTAAATTTTGCACTTTCGTCGGCTCGAGGCTTTCTTTCAAAAGAAGCATTCATCTGATCTAAGCTTGTCTTTTTCTTCTTCGAAGATCGTGGAGATCTTGTGGAAGACTCAGAAATAATCGAGTTCCCTCCTATCCCCTCTGAAAGAATTTCGACTAGACATTCTTTAACCAGACTTTTCAGCATTTTCTTAGTAACCTTGGACATTCTATCCGACCCCTTCAAATCCAGTAGATCCTGACATTACTGGAAATTGTGTTACATTTGTGAGTCCTGCCAAGACTGTAAAGCTAGTCGTACCGACGTCAGTAAGAAAGAAAATCTCTCTACACTTTACCGGTATTACTGGGCTTACAGATGATCCGCTTGGGGGTATTTGAAATCTGTTAGTAGTAACTGATCCTGTTATACCATTCTCAGAAAAGCCTACGAGGAGCTTACTATTTCCTGTATTTGTGACCTGAACGAATTGTGTAACGTATGGGAAAGTTATTTTGATTGGTGCCGAAGTCACAACTTCGTTGTTAACAGAGCTTGTTACAAATGGAAAACCATGAACTTGAAATTCTGATGCTGATCCGTGATGTGGTCGGGGGTATTGTAGACTCATTACTTCCACTCCTTAATGTCATTAAACAATCTAAACAATCTATCTGATTTTGTGAAATGTCTATTTAGATCTGATCTTGAAAAATCCTTGCCTTCCTTCATCATAAATGCACCGGGCGTTGAGGGTTCCGAGACATAATCCCAGCAAATTAGCTGGAAGTCATCTTGCACGACATCATAGTCTCCATCTCTTTGAGTGGATCCAACACCTCTCGATGAGATGCCTAGAGTGACTCCTGATTCTACAAGGCTTTGTAGAATCTTTCCGCTTGGTGTGTCAAGTAACTCCACTGTTCCGTAGCATGTTCCCCCATCCATGTGAGCCTCTCTGATGATGTGAGATGCATTTTTAAGTTCGACAACAGAAGAGTCAGGGTGATCACATTCACCAAGAGCTCGATTTTCTTGTATGAATTTTTGGTAATTTCTAACTTCTCTCTCGAGGATCTCTTTCGGGTATATTCTCCCGTTCTGGTTGAGTGTATCTGCCTTCTGCAGAACTCCTTTCATGACGATTTTTCCATCATTTACCTCTCTGCTTTCTTTGATTTGCGCTGGGGAGTAATCAAACGCCAACCACTCTGTAAGTAGCTTTCTATCGCTCATTTTCTGTCATCTCCTCAATTAGGTGCACAAGGTGCAAGGTCTTTGCGATCACCTCATCGTTCTTTTCTTCTGAAAGGTTTTCGATCTTTTTTCTAACTCCGTCAATACTTTCCATCAAAAACTTATTGTCACAAGTTTTTTCGAATTTTCTCAACTCGGCAAGGGCTCTCTTCTTAGTCTCAGATATCACACTTACAAAGTCTAGCTCTGTACCCAAAACTGAAGCTTCTAGAATTTGCTTTTGCGTTTCGCTTAAGTGATCTTTGTACTTTGTCTCAAATTTTTGATACATTAAGTTCTGAACCAGTGGGTCTATTTCAACTCTTTCGCTGGTTGAGTCATCGCTCTGTCTCGAAAGCCAGCTTACAATCTTTTCTTCATAAGCAGCTCGAGATGTCAGGTCAAGAAAATTCTTTCCGCGCCATTCATTGAGAACTGTCTGAACTGTTGCGAAAAACTTATAGTTAGTAATCTTGATGTCATAGAAGCGTCTCGATTCAGAGAGCCCTATGTTTATGTCCTTAATAAGAAGAGATTTTTCTTTTCGCAGCTTATTGGGATCGTGAGTCTGGGCTGCTCTTTTGCTCTCGATCAAAACTCTTTCTGCGATAGATTTACTTCCTACTGGTATGTTCACCAAAGCATTAAAGAGTCTAAACTCCCTGTAGAGCTCAGTTCCCTGCTTAAAGTGTTTTGCAATAATTTGAACTGCCTTCTCTGCTGCAGTTTTGTCTTCGGCGATTATCGAGCTAGCAACATATCTTACTAATTGCTCGTGAATCAAACCGACGTTGCGTTTCTTGTTATGCTTCGCCATTTTGGTCTTCTCCGCTATTTTCTCCAAGCACTATCTCAGAAAGTAAAGTCTTCCTAGAGATATTTATTGAATCTTCCATTGATAACATCATTTTCTGAATGTCGCCGGTAAGTCTGGGTTTTTCTGTTTCTCTATATTGCTCTGGTATTGGATTTCGAAAAAAGTCAGAATCGTATGGCTTGTTCATCGAGTCTTGACCCCTTCCGCTACTTCCTACACTTAGCATCTTTCCAAAATTAGGCATATGTGTTGATCCTGGTCCGTTGGTTACTTTTCTATTAGCTTTTATCGGTCCGCCAAAGGCATTTAGAATTTTTTCGGCCTTTTCGGGCGCGTCCTCATCGTCCATGGAAAGATCGAGAGCGTAGTCATCTAGATCTTCTTCATCGACATGATTTTCTTCGCCGGTGCTGGGTAAAGCTGTGAGCAAGTCTCCCTCAGGCGTGTCTCCAGAGAATAAATCTTCAGCGTCGTCGGCGGCGGGAGCATCACCAGCATCACCTGCGGCTGCATCAGACTTAGCTGCTTCTGCGCCGGCTTCAACTTCAGCATCTTCAATTTTATCGAAAATTCTGCCTTCTTTTATGTATGATATCTCTTCTGATGTCAGGCCGATTATGTTTTTGCGAATCCAAGATCGGTCTACAACACCTTCGGGTGCAGTTCCCGCAATTTCAAATTTTGATCTTATTAGCTCGAGCTTTTGCTGTTGAGCAATAGAAGAGGGATTTGTCAATCTAAGATTGAAATCAGCTAGTTGCTCCCCTTCGAACCCATGACAGTACAAATGTATCATGGCCAGCTTATTGAGCTCTGCAACAATTGTTTTTTGAATTCTCTGGATGGTCCTGGAAAATCTGATATCTTCTTGTGCTAACGTTGCCTTTGATCCGACATCCTCATCATAGCCTAGATAGGCTCTGGGAATCTTGAGAGCGGCGAAGAGTTTCTTTTGAATGTACTGGACGTCTTCTATTGCGGCTGTGTTTTGGCCGCCGGCGAGAGTGTCAATCTTCGTCCCTGATTCGCCGCCTCGGACTGGAAGAAAGTAGTCTTCATCGACGGAGTATGGGTTATATCTATAGTCGACCTTACCATTGTCTTTATTAATGACAGGTTGTCGTTTTAGGCTGGATTGAGCCTGCTGCATGTAGTTTTCAATCTCTTCAGGGGCAATATTGCCGACGTCAATATAAAAGACTCTTCTCTCAGGAGCTCGAATCACACGATAGACGAGCATTGCATCTTCCA